TCACTTCCTTTGGCATACTCTGCCATTTGAACTCCGTGACGTCCTCCGCCATAAGCGCCTACACCTAAAGCCTGATCTCCAATTCCCTGTCTTTGAATTCCTGCCTGTCGATCAAATTCAGCCATCTGGGCATCAATCACCTGTTGTTGGTAGGGTGACATATAGGAAGCAATCGATCCTGGGCCTGTACCGGCTCCTGGGCCTACTAAACTAGCAAGTCCTGCTGCATCTGAAACGGCTCCCGTTTGTAATGCGTGTTGCGCCGCAACTTGCGGTGCATATTTTGAAGTATCAATTCCTGTATAGGTAGTAGGTGTGCCTCCCGTTAAGGGATCTAATTTTTTTAAGAAGGATGTTAGCGATCCTTCTAATACCGGTGATGGTAATACCTGTGACTGTTCTACTGCCATTATACTCTTGCCTCTAAATTGTTCATAAGATTATACATCCTTTTTGCTCCTTTGTTAATACTTCCTCCACCTGCTGCTCTGACAGCATCGGCTGTCATGACAAATTCATTTTTACTTAATCTTGCCGGAACGTCGTCCGCTCTTTCTCTAGAGCCTACGGGAATAACTCCGCCCCCTCTATAATCTGCTTCTCTTCCTTTGGGTAAAACGCTTGCTACTCCACCCTCAGCTTTATTCGCTCTTTCATAATTTTCCATTGTCATCCATTTTTTATATTTTTTCCATGCTTCTTCCTGTGGATGACTCCCCGTATGAGTTCCCTTCATATGTTTTTTGTAACGACCTAATTTTTCTTTATCCCCGCCGTAAATATGTTTAGGATAAAAAACATCAGCTAGTTCCGGAAATAAGTACCATCCCATTTCTCTTTCTTGACGAAGATCTTCTGCTGTACCTTCCCATCCTATGCTAGCTAAAAAATCTGTAAGGATAGACCCAACACCTTTTTCCTTAGAGCTTTCTTTTTCCTTAGAGCCTTCTTTAAAACCTATTCTTCCACCCTGTTTTAATTTTACAACCCCACCATCTTTTAATCCTAATTCTGCTAAGGTATCTACAATAATTTCTTCTAGATGACCGGCCCTTTCCATCGCTGCGCGGATCGCTCTTCTTCTGCCATCATCATCTATTAAACTTAATTGATCCTGATTGGCCATTTCATTTTCATAATCTCGTAACGCTAGTTGTGCATCCGCCAGAGCTAAATCTCCTGTACCTTGTGAAATTGGAATCGAAGCTGCTTCTAAAGTTGGCAGATTAAGTCCTACCTCTTTTCCACCAGGTCTTAAAACTTTCCCAGCTTCTCCAATAAATTTAGCTGCGCTTGCTCCCCCTTTTCCAATTGCATCTGAGACAGATGCCATAATTCCTGTATCTGAATAAGGTACTTCTATTGGACCAAATTTATCAACTCCTGTTGGACCTCTCTGCATTCCTTGGAAAAACTCTGGAGCATTTTGTGCACCTAAAGCTCCTACTCCTGATGCCATTGCTACCGAAAAAGGATTAAAATCTCCTTCACTTCCTTCTTGCGATAATTGAGAACCTAAATTTGCTGCACCAGACATTAACGCTCTGGTAAACATAGGATTACTAAAAATACCGCTTTGCGCAAATTGCATTCCGGGTGGCATATAAAACGGTGCAAACGCAGCTAGATAGGGTAATGCCGGTTTGATCTCGTTTGGTACGATCTTGTCTAAAACTTTAGATAATGGTTTGGTTAATTTTTTTAATAATCCCATAATGTCTCTTTAAATGTTGTGAAAATGCAAGTGCGTAAAGCTTGAAATTACGCGATGATATTTCAATTTACTAGGTTTTGTGCTCATCGTCAATGTATTATACCTTTCCGCTGTCCGCGCCTAAGTCAATCGCGGCTACTTTAATATGAACATCCCTTCGAATATGTTCTCTTTTCGTGTTTGAATTAGGGTTATCAACATCGTGATCGGCTTCTGCGTCCGACATATATTCTTTACCCGTTTGAAGGTTGGTAAGAGTAACTTCACATTCAGGGGTAATTACATGAGTTCTTTTCCCATCTATTATCTTGTATTCACTTTTTGCTTCTTGCTCTATAAAAGGCATATTTCTCCTATGTTATGGTGACCTCAGACGGTCTAGTTATTTGTAATACTGAAGCAGTCATTTCAATTTTATTACCCGTAGGTGTTTGCATTTTTAATATATCTCCTGCTTCTAATATTAAAAGATTATTAAAAGTTAATAAATCTACGCTATTACTGGTATCAACTGTAACAGTGTCCCATTCAAAATCGGTAGTGCTAGATAAATCATACACTTTAATATCTACCACTAAATTACTTCCATGGGTATTATATAATTTTATTGTTTTAACAATACTTGTTGTAGCATCTGGTGAAGTATACATAGAATCATAACTCGCTGAAGATGTAATGGTTGCCTGAATATTTTTATATACGTTTGCCATTATGATAAAAAGAAATTCAATCTTTCTGTATCGTCCTTGTCGGGTTGTAAATAAGTCGAGTTTAATTGTTGGATCATAGAACTTAATGCTCTGTTAATCTGTCTTTGGTTATCTTCAGAATATTCCTTTTTCGGTTCGGGTAATCTTACTACGATTTTTGTCATTAAATAAATCCTCCGTATCTATATAAATCGATAAGGCCACCTCTAGCGAAAGGTGTTCCTTGTACATTTCCACCCGTTGGGGATCGACCTCTTCCACCACCAGGTCTGTTCATTCCCGTATTAGGTCTATCTCTATTTCCATAAGTTTGAATATTTTGTCGTACTTGTTGCGCCGCCGCTGCTTCTGCTTCTCGAATTTTTCTTTGCGTATTCACTTGAGCTATGCCTTGATTAGTTGCTCTTTGATTCATCATCTTCCATTTCTGTAGGTTAGGAATGTAATCTAGTTTTTTATTTATATCTAAACCATAAGGTATACTCAATGCATCTAAATTTGCTAGAACATCTTCCCAAGGTTGGGATAAAAAGTCTCCACTTAGAAGGGCATTATAATCACCTTTCTCAAATGCTTGTTTTCCAATCTTCCATGCATCCGGAATTTCCTGTAATGCTGTAGCAGCAAGAATTCCTGTATTTCCTATAACATCAGCAAATTTTCCACTGGTATCAATTCCAAATTGAGAAGCCCAATCGATGATAGCATCTTTTCCAGTTGAAGCTCCTAAAGTATGTTTTACGTCTGAATATAAACCTTGTTTTTCATACGGACCCGTACCTGCGAAGACATCTTCTTTACGTGTTGGTAGAGATTTAAGTATCTCCTGGGCACCCCCTGAGTCCATCACAGTATAAAAATCGCTAATCGGTTTATAATTAAATTCTCCAAAACCAAAATTATTAGTTTGGTCTAATTCATTTTGTATATATGAACTAAAAGTAGTTGCCACTATCGTCTCCTATCCGGTTGTAGATCAACTTGAAAAGTTCCAAATCTCCAGTTCTCTCCGGCGCCATCATTTTCAATTCTTAAACTTGCATATCTTCCACTCGCTCGTGTATCTATCTTTTGAGTCGTTGGATAAACAATAAAAGGACTGTAATCACTATTCGCTAAAGTATCTGCTGGATAATCTTTGAGTTTAATCGTGACTGTATTTTTAGTTGTTAAAAGTTTAAAATTAGGAATAAATCTTCTCATCGCCAAAAAGACTTCAGTTTGATCTTTCTGTAATGAAAAATTATAAGACTGAACATGAGAGGTTAATGTCGTTGTAGAACCATCGGGATTAATTTGATCGGTCCCCGTTTCTTGTTGAAAATAAACGGTTTGCCCCAGTCCTGTTTCTCCAATGATACTGGGAAACGTTCCGGTTGATGTACTGTTAAATTGAGTCGCGTAAGGTTTAGGATAGATAATAGAATCAATCCAAGTCGTTCGAATAGAATTTGTATTGCTTCCAATATACCAATTACCCATAGGAAGTTTTTGTGATTCGCCATAATTATGAACCACGTATCGATCATTATAAGTGGCGCCTTGTGTGGGATAATACCAAATAACTTCGGTAAACAAATTATTAATTCCTGCATTGACCTGTTGTCCTTTAGTAGTATCAAAATCATCAAAGACATAATCTTCAACGCTACACGGCAGATTATTAACGGTACCATCAAAAGAGAAGAAACCATTATTGCCAACCCAATAGGCTACTCCATCAATTTCCACCACAGCATTTTGACCGATGAGTCCGCAGTTTGTACCAACCTGTTCAAAACCAAAGGTATAAGGAGCTCCGACAAATTTCATAGAATACAATGCGTTATCCGTCCATATTAAAATATTTTCTTTCGCTACAATGCCGCCCATAATTTTTGAGCCATCTTGTAATCGATAAGTTCCCGCACTATTGGTTGCGGACGGAGGATAGACATTAATCTTTTCTTGATCCGAAAACCGAAGAAACATATCATCTTGTGATGAAGTCGTACCAATCGTTGTCTCTGTTCCTAAATGAATTAAATGTCGAGTCGTTGGAGAAATCAAAGTCATTCTACTTGCTGTAGGATTCCCATCATCTCCAGTAAGAGCGGTTACATAACTGGTTGTTGTCGTTGAAGCTCGAGTTGTAAAACGCGCAGCAATGGTAGAATCCCATGTAAAAGTTTTTCCATTGGAAATGGTTGCAACTAAAACGCCTCCCCAATTACTTAAAGACCAAAGTCCGGGTTCTAAAGTAATAGTAGATGCATCTACGGCGTCTCCCCATCCTGTATAATCGGTAGCGTTAGAAACGGTTGTTCCAGTATTGTGAATTTGTCCATTTGAAGTTCCAGTCGTAGCCGTTCCATAAGCTCCTCTCGTACACCCCGTTAAATCATTGGTGGACACTCCTGTATAAGTTATTAATTCGTTTTCAACGGCAATCGTTCCTGCACTTGGAAAACCTGTTGCAGACGTTAAAGTAATAGAAGTTCCAATTCCACCTGTTCCAGCT